GTTGATATGAAAGAGTTTGTTATAGGTCTTGAAATTTCTCAATCTATTAATTCAAACTATTCTGGCTCTATGACCGTTCTTGAAAATTTGAATTACCTTGAAGGGACTCCTTTACGAGGTGAAGAAAAACTTGACTTAGAAATAGAATTATTTGATACTGGGCAAAAGGTTGAACTAAAACTACAAGTATTTTCAATTTCAAGAGTATCACCAAATAGAATGAACACTGGTACAACATATACGTTATCTTTTATTTCAAGAACAAGTTATGATGGTGGAAATCGCAGAGTAAAAAGTTCCTATAAAAATAAATCAGTGAAGCAAATTGTTCAAGAGGTGTTTGAAGATTATGTTTCTGATTTGGATAAAGCTGATTACTTAGATGAACAAGATAAAACAAGAGTATTAACATTTGGTACTGCCCGGCATAAAATACTTAATGATAGAGATAGAAGTCTTTATATTCAACCGACCGAAGGACTTATTGATATTATTATGCCAAGTATTATGCCTGACGATGCATTTAGATTTTTATCTAAACGAGCAATGAATACTGATACTCCGTCGCATACGTTTAGATGGTTTGAAACAATATATGGTTATTACTTTGTGACTGACGAGTTTTTAATTAAAGAAGCAATTGAAGCTGAAGACAAAGGTAACCTAAAAGAATTGTTTTATGCGCCGAACGCAAGTAACTTACCGGATGATGCGGGCTTATCAATTAATAGAATTAATAATTTTTCAATTGGCGAAAGAGGTACTAACTCTGCAAAATCAATGCTGTCAGGCGCATATAGAGTTAAGACAACAGAATTAGATCTTGTGAACGGAAAGGTTTACGAAAATAGTTGGAAAGTTGAAGATGCGAAATTTATTGATATGTCAGGAAAAACTGTTTCTATTGACAGGTTACCGCATTCACAACAATATATCAATGAAAAATTTACAGATGAAAACGCTCGTGACTTTTTGGTTTTAAAAGATACACAAGGTCCTAACGATAGAGCTACAAGTTTAAGGTCTGACGCAAATAATGGTGAAATAGCAGCAATGCGTACTTTTTACGATCAACATTTAAATTCAACTTCTGTTGGAGTTAGCTTGAGTGGTAGAATTGATTTATCGCCAGGAACCATCCTTAATTTAAATATTCCAGTCTTCGCAGCTACTGATAAAGTTGAAGATAATAACCTCTCAGGAAAGTATATGATTAAATCTTCAAGCCACACATTCAAAGATGGAAAAGCCGGCGCAACTCTCAATTTAATTAAATTTGGGTGGTCATAATGGCAGCTATTGGTATTGATAATCCTTTATTCTTTGTTGGCGTTGTTGAAGATATTGTAGACCCTCGCTTTGAAGGACGTGTAAAAGTTAGAGCGTTTGGAATACATGGAAATAACCAAGACGTACCAACAGAGGACTTACCTTGGGCAATTGTTTGCCGTGGCGATTATGATCCTAGTAATTGGATTCCTCGTGAAAACTATTGGGTATTTGGAATGTTCCTTGACGGCAGGGAAGCTCAATCACCAATGGTCTTGGGCCTTATACCTACTATCAATAATGGTCCTGATCCAAAATCTGATGGATATGGCGTCATTCCTACACACGGCCCTGATGACGGATATAGAACGGCGGCCGGTTCTACTCCTGAAGATCACAACCAGCCGCGTATGAGTAGATTAGCGCGTGGAGAAAATCTCGAAGAAACTTATGTGTTGGCTCAGGAAATGGCTCGTAACGTTGAAATTACTGTAGCCGCAGGACAAGGTGAAGATAATGAAACATTAGAAGAACCGCCAACTGCATACAATACGAGGTATCCGCACAATAGAGTTATTTCGTCTGCAACGCATTCTATTGAGTTAGATGATACACCTGGTTCAGAAAGAATTATGATATATCATAAAGATGGTTCTTTTTATCAAATATCACAAGGTGGTTTGGTTGTAGAAAAAGCATCCGGTAACAAGTGGGAAATTACAGACCTAAACGAAGTAAAGGTTGTTAAAGGTCAAAGCACTGTTACGATTAATGGTGATGCAAGGATCCGCGTTGAAGGAAATAAAATTGAAGAAATCATGGGAGACTATCAACAAATTGTACATGGTAATAGCTATATCACGTCAGGCGGAGAAATGACACTTAATGCTTCAGACCGCCTACAGGCAAGAGGTGGAGACATCAGGCTTGATGCAAACGTTGGAACTTTTTCTTATTATGCTGAAAAAGAAATTCAATTTGAAGCTGGTGTTGGAATGTATTTTAAATCGCCATTCATGTGGTTAGAAGCTCCGTCAAATATGAACATCCGCGCTAACAATTTAAATATGTCAGCGGTTACAGATTTAAACATTCGTGCAAATGGTGGAGATTTAAATCTTTATGGTTCTGCAGACGTAAGTATAAAATCTAACGCACAACTCAAAGCTGATGCAAATGGAAACATTTCAATTACAACAGTTAGCGGCTCTACTGTGTTTATTAACGATAATGTAGATATGGCAAACGGTGGTGGTGCTTCTGCAACTGATGCAGTATATGCCGAACAATCAATATCTTCTGAAAGAGTTGAATCGCCTGAGCCACCAGCAAAAGCAATGCCGATTAGAAAGTCACAAGATACGGCTTCAGGTAAACCGCACGGCGATGTCGGTTCAACGCACGGAGTTGCATCAGGAGACGATCAAGTAGAAGGTGGAGTTGGCGGACAAAGTGGAGTTGATAATACCGTAAGTACTTCCGTTCCAACATCACCTATTAGTTCTGCGGTTGGCGGTATGCTTGGCCCACTTCTTGATCTTATTGGTAATGCTGAATCAGGGGCAGGCGGATATGACGCTATTTGGGGCAGCCAAGGAATTCCTGATAATAGTGGTTACGTTCCAACTTTTCAAAAGTACCCGAAAGGAATTTCTTTTTCAGATTATCCTGATAAACGTTTAACTTTAATGACTATTCAAGAAGTATTGAATTGGCAAGAAAGCATAGATAGAAAATATAATTCCGAAGCGAGTGGAAGATATCAGTTTATGGAAGACACTTTACGCGGTTATAATAACGATAATAATACGCCTGCTCGTGATTCGCTGGCAGAACAAGCAGGCCTTTCATTAAGTGATAAATTTAGTCCAGAAAATCAAGATAAAATGGCTACTGTTTTATTACAGTTTGCTGGGCTTAATGCGTTTCTTAATGGTTCAAAATCCCTCGAATCATTTGGGAATGGAATTTCTGGTATTTGGGCAAGAGTACCGAGAATTAGCGGACCAGGAGCTGGCACTGGTTCATACGATAACGATGGGCAAAACAAAGCAGATCCTAACTTAGGTGGTCCGCTTAGAACAATTCTTACTACGTTAAAAGCAACGTATGATGCAAGTATTTAGAGGACAATATGGCAGCAATTTGTAAACCTGAAGACGCGGTTGTAACGCAGTTAGTAAGCACCCAAACGTTTACTGACACAAATGGATATTACACACAAAACCAAATTTCTTTATTTCAAAATGAATATGTAAATGCATTAAATTCTGGAATACAAACTGATCCTTTGCTTTATATGACTGATAAGTACGGGTCTGACGCATTTTTTACAACGGTAGGTAATATAAACGAATATACTGCAAAACCGTATATCCAAGATCTACTAATAGAAACTCCTGATTTAAATACTTTATATCAACGAGTCAGTCAAGGACCTATCACTCCGTTTGAAGCGGCAGACTTTATGAAAGAATATAATTATGATCCTTTGACTCTTAACGAGCAGCTTAAATCACCTACAGTTATTTACCAACTACAAGACTATTATACAAATGGTTTTGCTAACAGTTTTCTTGGAGGACTTTGTAGCTTGATGCCAAAGGTTTTTGCTGGTGTTGGAGCTTTCTTTGGTCTTATTGGTCTAGCAGGTCAAGCTATTGCAGACATTGCTGGTTTTTTAAATAAAATTAAAAATATTGAAAATCCATTAGAAGCAATTTTTGAAAAACTAAAAGTAGCAGCATTAATTGAAAGTTTTAAAAATAAAATTACTTCAATGATTGAAAAAACAATTAATAAAGTTAAAGATGCAATTAAGAATTTTAATATAGGTAATATTATGAGTGACGTGGCAACGTTTGTAAATGAAAATGTTATCAGACAAATTCATAATCTTAAAGAAAACATTTTAGGATTTTTTAGCGAAGAAAACATTCAGCAAATTATTAACAAAGCTAAAGGATTATTTGACTATGGAGTTGGTCTATTTGCCAATCCAAGTTTGGAAGAAATTCAATTTCTTATTTCGCGATTTTGCGCAATGGCAGCTGGAATTGAAGATGCAATCCAAGCATTAAAAAATCCACTTGATAGTTTTGCAAATAGATTTACTTATGCCTTGCAAAGAATTACTGCGGCTGGAAATTTAAATGCCGCAAAGGCTGTGATTGAAGGTCGCCCAGTTCAATCACCACAGGCAAGGAATAATGAGATAAATAATCAAAGACAGAGGTGGCTCGCCGCAGGTAATCGCAAACCAATTACTCCAGATGATTATGCCGAGCTCCCAAGTTATGAAGATTTGTTGGCTGGTGGCGCAGGAACTGGATTATATGTTGATAAAAGTTTAACATCATGGCCGTCATACGATGGAGCAGACGGGTGGAAAAACGCAAACCGTGATTTAAGAGTTATTCTTATGAGAACGGCGCAAAAATTTGAAGCTGATTTGCATATCAATAGCGCATGGAGAAGTACAACTCATAATAACCGAGTTGGTGGTTCTTCAGGATCATATCATTTAAGCGGCAACGCATTTGACATATCATGGAAAGGTTATCCAGAAAGGCGTGATAAATTTTTGAAAATAGCATATGCTGAAGGCTTTACTGGACACGGAATATATCCGGGCTTTGTCCATGTAGATTTAGGGAATAGGGTGTTCACACCTTGATAAAGGAAAAAAATTATGGTAGTTAGCTTAGTAACACCAAGAAATAAAAAGTTTACAGTCTTTACTGACTTTAAAATGGATTTGGAAAAAAGTCCTGTGTCTAGCGACCTAACCTTAAATAAAAATGAAGAAGCCGTTAAACAAGCAATAAAAAACCTTATCTTAACTGATAAAGGTGAAAGACTAATGCAACCAAACCTCGGTGGAAATATCAAGGCGATGTTGTTTGAAACAATTACACCAGCAACACTTAAATTAATTGAAGAGCAAGTAAGAGCCACAATTAATTTACATGAGCCAAGAGCTGATCTTATTGATGTTCTTGTTTCTTCAGAAATAGATGACAATACTGTTGTCGTTAAAATAGTATTTTACATATCAAATAACCAACAGCCAATATCGCTGAGTGTAATATTAGAGAGGACACGATAAGATGGCTACGAAGCTGAACATAACAGAATTAGATTTCGCTAGCAACAAGCAGCAACTGATTAATTATTTAAAAAGTCAATCGCAATTTAAAGATTATGATTTCGAAGGTTCCAACTTAAATGTTCTTTTAGATGTGTTATCATATAATACATATCAGAATAACTTTTATACCAATATGGCAATCAATGAAATGTTTCTTGACTCTGCGGTATTACCAAACTCGGTTGTATCACACGCAAAAGAATTAAATTATTTGCCAAGCTCAAGGAAATCTGCAAGGGCTTCAGTAAGAGTTACTATCCGTGATACTACAATTACAGGACAAACAATTACAATCCCTCAGTTCGCAGCATTCAAGGCTTCTTTCCAAGGGGAGAATTATGAATTCGTTACGGACAAAGCATATGTTGCAAAGAAAACAGAAACTGGTGTATTCGTTGCAGACAATATTGAACTCTTTGAAGGACAAATGCTAACAAGCTTTGAACGTGAAGGGTATTTTGTTGACGAAGATGGCATTCTTACAGTTATTCTTTCAAACGAAAACGCTGATATTGATTCTCTCGAGGTATTTGTTGATGCCGAGTTTACAGAAGACGCAAATATATTTACTCGCAAAAATGATATCTTTGGAGTTGGACCTGAAGATAAAGTATTTTACGTAGAACCATATTATGATGGCAGGTATAAAATTTATTTTGGTAACAACGTGTTTGGCATACAGCCTGATGAATACGAAGATATTCGTGTTAAGTATAGAATTTGTTCAGGTGCCGAACCAAATGGTGCAAGTGTTTTTACAATTCAAATTACTTCAACAGGTACAACTGAAGTTGAAACAATACAGGCGGCACTTGGCGGCGCAGACGCAGAGTCATTAGAAAAAATCCGTTACTTTGCCCCTAAGGCTTTACAAATTCAGGAGAGAGCTATAACAACTTCTGATTATGAAGTATTACTTAAACAACAATTTCCAGAAATTAAAGCCGTGTCAGCATACGGTGGAGAAAATTTAAATCCTCCGCAATTTGGACGCGTTGCGATATCAGTTTATTTAGGAGAAGCTGAAGAAACCTTATCAAATACTTTGGTAAATACATATCTTGATTATTTGGCAGATAAGACTCCATTAGCTATTGAGCCAACATTCGTTCCATCCGAATTTGTGTATGGCAAAATTACAGTTCGTGTTAATTATAATCCAAAGCTTACTACAAAAAATTCTGATTTTATTGCGCAGTTGGTTAGAGACACGGTACAAGCATACTCAGAAGGAACGTTAGATAACTTTAATACTACCCTAAGGTTATCAAACCTGTCCTCTAACATCGACGCAGCTGACGTATCTATAACTTCAAATGCCATGACGGCAAAGCCGATTATTGAATACACACCAGATCTTAATATCAAATCTAATCCTATATTTAAATTTGGTACACCATTAGTAAAGCCGTACCCGTTCCGTGAAACGAATGGATTTTCAGAATATAAACCATCTATTGTAAGTGGACAATTTTCAGTAGATAATGTTTGTGTATACTTACAAGATGATGGCATCGGAAACATGCAATTAGTTACTAGCGATCTTTCTAATCCACAAATTATTGATCCAACGGCAGGCACTGTTGACTATGACGCAGGCGATGTAAAACTAATTAATTTTAGAACCGATGGATTTTCTGGCTCTGCTATTCAATTTATTGCCACAACTGTTTACGATGACATTGCTGCTCCAAAAGGTAGAATTTTTGCAATCCGCGACGACGATGTAGAAGTAACATTAAGAGAGACTGAATAAAATGGTCGGTTATAATAATCAAAAAGAGTTAATTGAAAAAAAGATTGCCTTCAAGGTTAATAGTATGTGGCCTGCGATTTATCGTGATGAAGGCGCTGAACTTGTTCAACTTGTAAAAGATTATTATGAATTCTTAGAAACAGAATACAACCAAAGCCATTATAACAATCGGCGAATGTACGAATACCGTGACATATCAACTACGTTAGCGAGTATGATTATACATTTCCAAAAAGCATTTCTTGCGGACTTGCCATTGTTAGATGATACAACAGTAAGAATTGTAATTAAAAATATCATGGACCTTTATAGAAGAAAAGGTACTCGTGGTGGTATTATTGTATTCTTTAGACTATTTTATCAAGAGTATGCCGAAGTTGTATATCCATCTAAATATATGTTTAAGCCGTCTGACTCAACGTGGAAAACTGGTTCGTATTTAGAAATGTTTCCAAACGATAACGTTTTTGTATCAAACAGCGGTCTTAGCTATACTTATGAAAATTTACTTTCACGAAATATTAAAGGTTCTGTGTCAGGTGCCAAAGCAGTTGTTGATAAAATTAACTTTATTATTAAAAACAAAACTATCTATCCGGTTATTTACTTAAATAACATAAAAGGACAGTTTCAAAAATTCGATGATATCCTGGCGAGAATTGCTGGTGAAGATGTTAGCTTTGGAAAAATTGGTGGATCGTTAAATGCAATTACCCCAATTGATGAAGCCTATGGTGGTACAACAGGAAATGAAATTGGAGACGTTTATAACGTAAAAAGTAAATACGGATCAGGTGGTAAAGTTTTAGTAACTGATGTATCTGCGCAGCAAACTGGTATAATAAAATATGAATTGCTAGACGGCGGATTTGGTTATACAATAGAAGGCACAAGGCTTATAGTTTCAAATCAAGTAATTGTTTTTGATAACCCAAATTTTATATTTAACACTGACTTAAGAATTGAACAGCCATCTACTTCTGCAATAGCAACAGTTATTGGACAGAACTCTGTTGTGGCTGGAGTTAAATTAGATATTGGCTCAGCAGAATTTGAAGACTCTTCGTTTATCCAAACAGTTCAAGCTACAGATCCTCTTAAATCAGTAAAGCTTATTCCTGCTTCTCAAACTGCGTTATATAACTCAACATATACAATAATAGAAGGTATGCAACGCGCCGCGGATGGGCAAGAACCAGAACTTACAAACTTTACCCCAATTGTTGGAACACGTCAACTCGGGGATGTAAACAATGACTCTTTCGTTAACCAATTAGATGTAGATAATATAACAGCATATTTTGATGGCACATTAACAGATGAAGCTACAATTGAATGGATTGAGCGAGACTTTAAAATAAGACTTACGCAGAATCCTCTTTACGATGCTTATCCTGCATATAAAGCATATTTTAACGCAGTGTCTGCAAAAAATGACAGTTCTCCTGGTCCACTATATCCTGACACTAATGACACTGATGACGTTAAAGTAGAAAGTTTATCCAATATTCAAAACATAAGTTTAATTACTGATGTGATAAGTAATTTTGTGAATGTTCCTTTAAACTCAGCAGACTATAATACAGTGCCGCCAGCGTTAATTCCAATGACAGGTACTGCTAGCCCAGTAACTCTTGCGACTCCGTTAGATGAAGCGTTTGATTTAACGCCGTTTAATATTGGAGTAATTGACGCGTTTGAAAATGTGAATCCAGGAAATGATTACGTTAACGACGTGTTTGCTTTAGTACAAGATTCAACGATGATTCCGTTTGCAAGATATGAGCAAATTATTATTCTTTCAAATATAACCGCTGCATTTTCAGTTGGCGATATCATTACACAAGAAACGTCTGGCGTGGTTGGTAAAATTACCGGAGTTAATAGTGGAGAAAAGTTTATTAAAGTAACACCGTATGCTTATTACGGATTTAACTCTACAAACGATATTTTATTCAGAGGAAATAATTATCCTATCCTTGCATCAGAACGAGATTACACTTCTGAAGTAATTGGTGCTAATGCTGATATGAGTGCTAAAACTATATTTGAAGATGGTAGGATTACCGGCGTAAAGGTTATTAATTCAGGATTTGCATATCCGGATGGGGAAGTAATCTTAATAGTAGATGATAATGATAACATTCAAGCAAGAGGTACGGCCCAAGCTGTAACAGAAGGAATTACAGAAGGTTTCTGGGGACAACTTAATTCTCATATTAATGGCTACACAAGTACAGTAGCTGAAAACGGTGCTGATGTTTACTACGAAGGTCAAATGAGAATACAAGATAGTGATTTCTATCAAGAGTACTCGTATGATATTAAATCTTCAGTATCACAAGAAAGATATCGTGGTGCATTGCATAAAAATGTTCACCTTGCAGGTACAAAGCAATTTGGATCATTTTTATATCAGAAAAAACAAAACAGCGGTATTGCACAAAGATTTTATCATAATGTTAAAAATGATTATACGTCCGGCGGGATTGATGTCGTTGGGCCAGGACAGGATACAGGTCAAAGTGGAACAATTACAATGGATACTACTGGGTATACTGCTGATAGTACGATTTTGCGTGCAGACATTGTGAGATAAAATAAACGGATAAATAACTAAAACACTTAGGAGCTATAATAATGGCAAAGCAGACAATTGGTGTAGGACTAGCGGCTAATGATGGCGGTGGTGATCCGTTACGTTCTGCGTTCGTTAAAGTCAACGAAAACTTCACAGAACTTTATAACGCTAGTGTAACAACACTTACAGATTTAGGAATTTCTGACGGAACTAACGGTCAAGTACTTACAACTGACGGTAATGGTGCATTTACTTTTACTACTGTGTCAGGCGGAGGTGGAACCACATTAGGCGCGTTAACTGATGTTAGCGCTGTAGCAGCTACGACAGGTCAAGTATTAAAATGGGATGGTGCCCAATGGGCGCCAGGAACAGACTCAGGCGGCGGTAGCGGAATTGCTTTAACTGATTTGAGTGTTGCAGCTGAACCAGCGGCATCAGGAGATGGCGGTCTTGCTTACGATAGTGGTACAGGTGCATTTACATATACTCCTCCAGTTATTCCAGCTGACTTAAACGATTTAGGAATATCAGATGGAACTAACGGTCAAGTACTTACAACTGACGGCGCAGGCGGTTATACATTTGAAGATGCGTCAGGCGGCGGCGGTGGAGGATCCTCGACCTTTAGTGGTTTAACAGAAATTTCAACAGCTGATGTTGATGCTCATGATATTGCGTTACAAGCTAAAACAACACACATTATGACTCCTAACGGTTCTTCAGCATACCGTTCAGATATTTATGGCACGGTAGATAATCCAACAATCCATGTAAGAGCAGGCGAAACAATCGCGTTTGACTTAACAGATGTAACAGGTTCGCACCCGTTCCAAATTGAAACATCAGGTGGATCAGCATATAATGACGGCTTAATTCATATTGCAACTAATGGTACTAGAACTACTGGTGCAAGCGCTCAAGGTAAAACCTCTGGTACATTGTATTGGAAAGTCCCAGGAACAATCAGTGGTACTTATAAGTATATTTGTACTGTTCATGGTTCAATGATTGGTGATATTGAAATTGAAGCTGCGGCAGGTGCATCAGGTGGAAGTGGACTAAATACACGTACTTCAACCAATACTCTTAACAGCGGGATGGCAAATGGTGCTACTGCAAACTTTGATCTTTCTGCGGCTAAAACATTTGTTTTATATTCAATTGAAGTATCAGGCGCAGCTTGGGTAAGATTGTATATTGATACTGCGTCGAGAACCGCCGATGCTTCAAGATTAAGAGGTAATGACCCGGCACCTGATGCAGGAGTAATTGCCGAAGTAATTACAACAGGAAGTGAAACTGTTAAATTTGGCCCTGCGGTCATTGGTTATTGTAGTACTGGTAACACAATTCCAGCTGCAGTTACAAACGATACCGGTGGAACTGCTAATATTGATGTTACAATAACGCACTTAAGCTTAGAGGCCTAGAATGCCAGATCAAACTCTTGAATGGATTATCACTCTTCATAATCATGAGGACCTAGAAGATTTCTACAATGATATGGAAACTCCTGGCGGAAATCTGTTTATTCCAGACAGAGCAGTTGGTGTTGAAAAAAGAAGATCAATTAGTCGTAACACTCATTATATGTTAACTCCAGCAGAAGCGGCACTTATCAAACAAGACGAACGTGTTTGGGATGTGGATATGGCAGATATGATTGTAAATGTTCCAACATATGAGTTTAACGGTGATTTTGATAAAACAACTTCAGGCGATGCAGATCATATCAATTGGGGTATATTAAGACATACGATAGAAGATAATTTGTCAAATTGGGGTCTTCCTGGTACATCAGGTTATACACGTGATGTGAATATAACAGCGTCAGGAAAACATGTTGATGTTGTAATATTTGACGGACATTTTGATCCAGCGCATCCAGAGTTTGCAACAATTGGAACTGAGACAGATTATTCAGATGGTGCACTTGTAAGTGACTCATCTAACGGAGCAGTATTTGATAGATCAATTACAGTTCGTGGAGTTAAATGTGTTATTGCTGGCGCAGTAGGTGGACAAACTGCAGTACCAGACGCTTGGGCATATAAAACTGCAAAATTTATTACATTACTTATTAATCCACAAGATCCTTTAATTAATTTAGAACACCAAGCCAATTTAATTAAAACATTAAAAGGTGATTCGGGAACTACACATGCAGGCTTACCTACGGCACAAAGAGTTGCTTGGGGTGGTGGTGCTTCATATACACCAAACTTTTTAACAGACGCAGGTGCGGCACAATACGCAGGATACCAAACTTTTTTAGATAATAACGCTATGGACGATATGGTATGGTATAGAAATTCATCAGGAGCAAATCCGCCAACAAGCGATAGAGACATCGAAGAGTTAGCAGAACACTTGTTCCATACAATTCATAACTTTGGTATTCCAGGTGCAGTTCCTGGAAGTGCTACAGAAGTTCCTATGCAATCTTTAGGACCGATACTCGAAGGCAATCCTAGTTTTGATTGGCAAAATACAGAATTACATCTTGCAATGAAAGAAGCAATTGACGCCAGCCTATACGATCCATCTGGTTATTCTACAGATTGGGCAACAGATGCTGAAGCAGCTACAGTTGCATACAAAGAATATACTTATTTAGTTAATTGGTCAATGTGGGATATGAGTCAATTCTGGGATGGAGAAAGTCTTGCGCCAGAATGGTCTGATACGTTAAAAACACCAGCAGGTATGTTAGCAAATAACCCGTTGGGTCATGCTATGTTTAAAAAATACTTTGAGCCAGTTTTAAGTAAACCAGACTTTGATGTTTTAAGAGATATTTTTAGGGATAATGATCTCGGTCCTTCATATTATACACCAGCATCAAACGGTGCTCCAAGAGTTAATCAATACAATTGGTTTCAAAACGATATCGGTTCAGGAACTGACACTTACGTCTATACTCCATATATTGACGCTGCTTACGCAGATAACAACGGTGACGGAATTCCAGATCGTACTGATGATAACAATCATGGTGCTCATGTCGCTGGTACAGTTGCCGGAAATAAACAAGGATGGGCTCGTGACGCAAATATTTACAACATCAGTATTTATGGCACAAACCAAAACTTCGGAACAAACGGTTTAAGTTCATCTACTTATTGGGATTATGTACGTGCATGGCACAATGCTAAATCGGTAAACCCTGCAACTGGTAGAAAAAACCCTACAATCACAAATCATAGTTACGGATCAACCGTAACACTTCAAGCATATACCGCAAGTAGCGGTGCTGTTTATACCGCACCTGAAAAAATCAACTATAGAGGAACAGAATATGATAAAGGAAGTGCTTTAGTTGAGTCTGATTATACATCTCGTGGTATATACACAACTGATGATACACCAACGGTTCAAGCATATTTTACATCAAGGTTTGCAGATATTCAAGATGCTATAGATGATGGAATTATTGTTGTAGCCGCCGCCGGAAACGATAGGTGTAAAATTACTAATAGCACTGACCAAGATTATAATAACATAGTGTATTGGCCTTATACGTTTTTTGGATTTGACTACGAGCAAACAGTCTATACTCATAGAGGTACTGGTTCTGCAGCTGGTAAAGCAGAAGTAATTGTTGTTGGCGCACTAAGTAACGATACTGATGAAAAGAAAGCTGGTTTTTCAAACACAGGTTCACAAGTTGATATTTACGCGGCCGGCGAAACAATTCAAAGCTCGCTAAATACAAATCAGTACGCAACCGTCGGGCCATTTACCGACTCAAGAGATAGTAATTATGAAGGCGCAAAATATTACGGAACATCTATGGCTAGCCCACAAGTGGCAGGCGTTTTGGCTATCTTGGCTGAAAGTTGGCCGAATATGACTCAAGCCGAAGCGCAGCAATGGATAATTGATAACGCATCAGACAATAAGATGTATGATAGCGCAGCCGATGACCCAATGGACACAACAAGTTTACAAGGCGGTCCAAATAAAATACTGAGATGGATTAACCAAAGACCTGAAGAAGGTTTTGCATATCCACAAAGAAATTTTAAACCACGCCCAACCACAGGCGCAGTTTATCCTCGAGCTAAAATTAGAAAAAGAGGCTAAAATTGTATATAAATATTAAGAAAGAGTGGAAGTGACATGACAGAAATTCTAACTACAAAATATAAAACAGATTTGCTAAGATTATTTTATAATGATTTAGCATCTAATGAATTCTATGTTTTTGTTTCTTCGCTTACAACAGACCCAACTTCACGGGTTTCAGCGGCTAATACTAAAGTTTCAGAAATACAATTTTTAGATAACGTTTTATTCGGTAAAAAGATTTTAACATCTGATACCAAATTTATGATTAAATATTATCCGTGGCAAGAAGGCCAAGTGTTTGTTCAATATGACGACGCTACCGATTTAGAAGACCAAAAGTTTTTTGCGGCTGTCGGACCTAATGTTAACGACACTGGCGACTATAGAATTTATAAATGTTTAAATAATAACAATGGTAAGAAAGTTACAAGTCCTCCACCCTTTGTTGCATCAGACGCAGATCAAATTTATGAAACCGCGGATGGTTATGTTTGGAAGTATATGTTTGCTTTAACTCAATCGGATTTTGAAGCATACAATGCTATTGGCTATATTCCAATCGGCGGTTCTTTTGAGGTAGATCCAGTTGCGGCTAACCCGTCTAATTTTACAGGGTCTGTAGTTGACCAAATCTTAATTACAAACACAGAAGCCAATCAAGGATATTTTAGTGTTACAGGAATGAATGTTGCCGAAGCGCCTGATAACGCCGGTTTAATTATTTGCGATGATAATTCTTTGTCTGAAATTGCAAACTATTACGCAGGGATGACCTTGTATGTAACTGATGGAAACGGTGAGTCGTATGTTAGAAAAATTACTTCATATAGTTATAATTCCATTGACGAGACTGGCGAATTTACTGTTGTGTTAGACACCGATAATCCACGCCTTCCTGGCGCTGCGAAAAACGGAACTGCGGCCGTGTATCCTAGAATTGAAGTTACAGGTGATGGAACAGGAGCAACCGCTATCCCGGTAATAAACAATAATGGAACCATTACAAAAATTAGAATGATTAACGCAGGTAGTGATTATACTCGTGCAAGCGCTGAAATTATAGATCCACTATACGATTTTGATCCTGAGTCAGAAGCGAGCATTGAAGTACGCGCAACCCTTCGACCGATATTATCCCCAAGGGGTGGTCACGGATCAAACCCAGTGGATGAATTTAAATGTAAACACATTCTTCTTTACGGTTATGTTACAGAAGCAGATAATAACGCAATTGGTGCAACAGGTAGTTATTCACAACTTGGTATTATTAAAGATCCAGATTTTGATGCTGTTTTATATCCTACAACCGGCCCTAACATTTTTGACAACAGACTTGCGATTGTTACTAACGATATCGCAAAGGCTGTATCGGCAGGAACAGTATTACAGCAAATAGATGTCAATAACGAAGTAATATTTAGTGCTACCGTTCACGAACTTGATTACACTGCAAACACAATATATCTTGACGGGTATATGGGACCTTATGCAAATCAGCCTGGATCTGATATTGCGCTTAGCGAACTTTATCCGCTAACAACTCCAACAGGTCAGACAATTAATATAAATACACCAGTAGCAGATAATATAACCGAATCACCGTATAAACAAAGAACCGGAGAAGTGTACTTTATGGAAGATTTATTTCCTCTTACACGTAACAACTCCTCCCGTGAAGAGTACAAACTCGTGCTAGAATTTTAAGGAATTAAGATAGATGCCTATTAACACAGATTTAAATATATCACCTTATTATGATGACTATGATATAGAAAATCAATTCTATAAGGTTTTGTTTAAACCGGCGTATGCGGTTCAGGCTCGTGAGCTTACACAATTGCAAACGATATTACAAAACCAAATTGAACAGTTTGGCGATAATATATTTAAAGAAGGTAGCATCATTAAAGGTTCTACTTTTACAAATCTTAATGATTTAAAATATGTTAAGCTAAATAACAAAACCGGATTTGATCCTGAGTTATATAAACCAGTAACAGTTATTGAAGAAATAAGTGGTGTTGATACTGAGGTTGATATTGTTTATTGGGTGGAAGGTTTAATTAACAATCTTAAAGCTAGCATTGTTTCAGCGCAAATCGGTTATGAAACAAGGCCACCTGATCTTAATACTTTCTGGGTTAACTATTTAAATGCCAATGAATCCGTTTCAAATGTATCTTATAGAAAATCGTTTCAGGAAGGTGAAGAACTAAACATTATTCAGTATAAATTTGTTGGCGGACAACCACACCCAACAGCTCCTGGACCGACTATCGTTCAAACTTGCAACGTTACAGATCAAGTAAACGCAACAGGGAATGCTTTTGGTATACAAAGTGCGCCTGGTATTATTTTTCAAAAAGGTCATTTTCTTTTTACAAGTACGCAAACTTTAATTGTTGAAAAATATTCAAACGCTCCTGACGGTGTTTCAGTTGGATATAAAGTTAAAGAAGAGCTTATTGATTCATTAGGTGATAGTAATCTTTTTGATAACGCATTAGGATCTAAAAACTATAATGCTCCTGGCGCAGATAGATTAAAGTTAACTCCAATTCTTACAGTACTTTCAACTGCTAACGCTGATAGCGATAAAGACTTCTTTACTCTTATACGTTACCAAAATGGTGACGCAGTACTTCTCAGAGACGTATCACAATATAACGTCCTCGGCGAAGAAATGGCTAAACGCACGTTTGAAGAATCAGGTAATTACGTTGTAGAAAAATTTAATGTTGTTCCTGACCGTAGAGACGGCGATCTTAAGATGCTCGTCAACCCTGGTGTTGCATATGTTAAAGGTCACCGTGTAGAAAATAAAGGTCAACGAGATTTTACTATTGATCCAATTGCAACAACTGCAACAGTAGAAGCACAACCTATTAACCAATCTTATGGTGGATACGTAGATATTGTTGCGTTTGGCGGTACAAATACAAGTATCCCTGATATTGATAACGCAACATATGATTTACAAGATTCTTCTAATGTTGACATTGGCACAGCGTGGGTTAGAAACATAACTCCTACTAAAATATATCTTTCAGGTATTAACATGGTTACTCCTGGAAAAACGTTTGCCGATGTAAAATATATTCAAACTGGTAGCGGTAATGGAGACCATATTGAAATTGCCGAAGGATCTACTTTCAAAGATACTGACCGGTATCCAGCAATTTTTAATTCTGGGGCATATAGTTTAGAATCAACTGATAATATCACTATTGTGAAACGACTAAAAGAATTAAAATCACCTGCAACTACAACATCTATGCAGATTACAATTCTTAATACTGCCGACGAAAACTTTGTATGTAACAACGACGATGTTCTTATTATTCAAAGTGATGGTACATTGCACACAGTAACAGGTACAGCAGTAAACGTTAATAATAGCGTTCTTACAATTACTACGTCTACGAATATGACTAACACTTGTTATGTTTATTATAACAAAAGAGTTGTTGCGGCTCCTTATGCAAAAACAGTAGCAACGCCATATATTAAAACAACATATAACCCACTATCTTCAACTCAAAAATGGAAAATAGGTTTCCCTGATGTATTTGAAATCATAAGCATTGTTGACGTAAATGGTAAAGAATGGAAAAACAGCTTTCGTTTAAAAACAAACCAAAAAGATACTCATTATGGTTTGAGTTATTATGAACATGTTACAGGTCGCCCAAAACCTGCAGCAGGTACATTAACTGTTCAAATAAAAGTATTTGAAGTTAATCCTAATGATGATTATTTCTTTACTATTGATAGTTACCCAATTGATGACACGGCAACACCCGCGGCAGGAACAATTCCAACAAATAAAATTCCGGTTTACACGTCAACAAGCGGTAAGCGTTTCAATTTAAGAGAATGTTTTGATTTTAGGCCATACGTAAATAAAGATGCAGGTGTTGATTATACTGATACTGCCGGCACGGCCGAAACTTTTAGTATCCATACTGAAACTGCTATAGGTTTAAACGACCTTACTCTTGGAACTCTTATTACTCCAGCAAATGATAATACCGCTGAAGCAGACATAGATTATTATCTTTCAAGAATGGACCATATTACAGTAGATACATATGGCACATATTCAGTAGTTAAAGGTAGTGAAGAAGAAAATCCACGGCCTGCTAAAATTGAATCAAACCAACTAGTTATTTCAACTGTTGCAATTCCGGGTTTCCCAGCTTTAACTCCTAGAGAAGCTGCACAGCAAGGAAAAAACCATTATGCAATTACAGCAAAATCGTCTGGCGTTAAAAATTATACTATGAAAGATATTCAAAGAATTGATAACAAAATTCAAGCTTTGGAATATGAAGTATTACTCAACAGGTTAGAAACAGAAGTACAAAATCTAAACATCCTTGATGAAAATGGATTGACAAGATTTAAAAATGGTTATATAGTTGAACCATTCAAAGATCTTCAACTTGCAAACTTGGAAGATGCTAACTTCAATTCATCAGTGCCATTTGATAAAGAAATATTAGCGCCAGCTGTGCGTACATTTCCGTTGGATCTTAAATTAAAATCAAATACAAATGCAACTATTTTTCCTGATACTGCAAACCCAGAAATTGCAACATTGAGCAGAAACTCTCATGTTTCTTTAATATCTCAAACGTTTGCAACAGGATTTAGAAATGCTGTAAGTAACTTTTATAAGTACAGTGGTGTTGGAAGATTATCGCCAGATCATGACAGTGTGCACGATACTGTTGCCGATCCAATCAACATTGTTAGTGATCTTACAGCACCGTTTAATAACTTTTTAGAAAACCTACAAGAGTTCTTACCATTAACTGGTACAGAAGTAACAACATTCCAAAAACAAATTGGTAATGCCGCGCAATGGTTTCCAACTACTGTAACAAATACTAAAACATCCACTTTAGTTATGACTGAAGGTTCTACTTCTACCGTTAATGCTGGCGAAATGGTTTCTAATGTTCACTTTGAACCATATATGAGATCACGTGATGTTAACGTATATATGTCAGGTCTACGGCCTAGCACAAGGCACTATTTCTTCTTTGATGGAATATCTGTTGATGCGCACGTAATGCCGGGCACAGAAGTTGATACGGCGAGAGAAGTAGAAAGATTTGGCGTAAAAGGTGCAGAAGTTACAACAGACGCAAATGGAGTACTAAGAGCAGTATTTAATGTGCCTGCAGAAACATTCTTTGTTGGTGATAGAGAATTAGAAGTTGTTGACGTAAGTCAATATGCAAGTATTAGTTCGGCATCCACATCTTACGGCTCTTTAATGTATCACGCATTTAATATCGATATTGAAAAAACAAGCCTAACAGGTACTGTTCGTATTCCTTCGTTTGATATTA